ACCAAACAATAAGTCACCTTTGGCTCTAACAGCATCTTTAACTCTATCGGTGAGGTCTTTAACATAAGACATTGATTCTGTACTTCTTGCGATAGTTGTAGAATCTCTGTAAGTACTAGACAGAGCTATTAACTCACCCATATGGTTAGTATTTATATCACTACGGCTTTCAAAGTAATCTCTAAGTTGGTCTGAAGTAGGTACTGTATTAAAACCAAATTTAGTGTAGTCTCCAGTAATCATGGCTTGACTTAAATCTTCCTCATAATTTTCTCTGTTTGAAAGACTTTCATTCGTATCCATGAGATTAATGTTTCTCATTTTTTCAAAAAAAGTCACAGATTCTGGATGTTTTAAAGCTTGTACACTTACTTCACCACCCTCTTGTATTGTTTGTAATACTGACTTTTTTTCGTTTTTTATACTTTCACTTAATTCATAGGCTTCTAACTTTTTAGCTCTATCAAAATCACTTTCAATAAGATTTAGTACTGTGTTTCTTGCCTTAGAAATCTTTACTCTTTCCTTACCTCCTAGTAGTACTCCCTGTACTGAGTTTAAGGCATCCATATCTCGATTCTCGATAGCATAAGCTATAACTGAATCTGTAATTATTTCTTTTCTTTTAAACTTATTTATTGATGTAGTTTCACCTGCTAGTTTATCAAGAGCCTGTAAACTCTTAGTTACATTTAAGTTTGTAGAAGAAGTTACAGTCCCATTAGCGTCAGTTGATGATTGTGTAATTGTGTTATCAGTAAGTACTAAAGAAACTTTGTCATAGAAAGACTCTACCTGAACATCTTGATGGAAAGCAGCAGCCCTAGCTGCCCATGTGCTTTCATTCTGGTTCAATATTGCATTCATTCCTGCAATAGCCCCTGCACCAAAGAAACTTCTGTCACCTACTTCTGTGGCTAATTTGTCCCTAATGGCATCAATAGCATTTTGTCTAGAAGCTGTATCGTTGATAAGAGCAGGGTTTTTGTTAATAATGTCTACCTGCTTCTGAGTCCAGTCCTTTGCGTAGCGTCTACCAATGGCTTCTGTAATACTTGCTAGAACTATAGGTGACTTATCAGGAAAGATTTCTCCCACCTGTGCTTTACTATATAAACCTAGTTCCCTGTCTTTTAGAAACTCTGCAGCAAAGAAGTCTGACCTAGCTATATCAAGCTTCTCTTTTTCTGCTCTAGCATCAGCACCAAATCTATTAATTCTGCTACCAAAGTTACCTAGTGCCTGTCTTAAATTTTCGGCATTCCTTACAACACTTGTATCTATATTAGGAGCACCAGAGTTGGCATTAATTTGTTGAAAAGCCTCAGTACTTGTCCTGTTGAGATTTCTGAGTTTCTCAAGCTTCTGTCGTGTTGGTGATGCCATGACTAACTACCTTTTAATGCTTTGATATTATCTGGTGTTGAAAAAGAAGAAACAGCCGATACAAATGGTGTTAAATAGTCAGGTGTTGGTACAGCAGGGATTCCATTTATAGCAGAAATCATTTTGTGAATATTTTGTGTATGTGTGTTTCTTATTGATTCAATATTGTTCTTGTAAGTAATCTTATTTCTTAGGTCTATCTGACCTCGCTGTCTTTCTACATCATTGACAACATCCTCTACAGACTGCCCAGTCACTCCTGATTCACCAGAAGCCACATTAGCTGAAGACTTTAGCTCCATAGCTGCTATTTTTGAGTCTACCTGTTCCTGTACATAGGCTCGTTCTTGTTCTTCAGCTTTTCTTAGACTTATCTTTGTATTTAATTTTAGGTCTTCTTTAGCACTGTCAGTAAGCATATCACTTCTTATCTGAGCCATTCTTGCGTTAGACTCAGTAGCAGACATTCCCATCCCCATCTGAGCACCACTAGTGGCTGCACTAATAATCATTGCTTCTGCTCCAGTACACATATTTAAATCCTCTTTCTTAGAGAAAACGCTTTGTCACCATAGCCAAGACGTTCAAATAGGCTTGCAGTCCTTTCAGAGTTAACTCCAGTGGATACCCCAATTAGCATCTCTTTTACTCCTATTTCCTTTGCCCATCTCTCATATTGTTTAATTAATTTTGTTGCTGTCATAGAACCACGTTCACTAGGAATGATGTAACACGCTAAGTCACAGGACATCTTGTCTGTACCAAACCAGTGTTGATTACTTATGCCTAGAAAGAAGCCAATAATCTGTCCTTCTTTTACTGCAACTAATGCACATGATTGTTCTGGTGTATTTACTAGGTTGGTTACAAACACCTTTAACTTGTCAAAGTTGTAATCAAAGTGCCTGAAATAGGATTCTTCATGCATTGCTTTTCCAAGTTCTATGCAAAAATCAACATCCTCTTCCGTCATATTTCTTATCATATTCTTCTAGACCTTATGTGGTAAAACCCTTCCCACTCTGCATTCTGAAAAGCACAAGGAAGATAACTGTCAGAAGAAACTGAAATAGCTACCCTGTCGTTCTTAGATTGAACAGGGAAACGGAATGTACCATCAGATAAGATGACATCCTCAATAGTAGAACTGGCTTGGTTTAGTACCACACCTGCAAATTCATATTCGTTTGTAGTTCTAGCTTCTGGTGTAACTTGTATTTTAAAGAACCCAGTGTTCTCGTAGTTTACCCTCATAGTCCTCAGTTGTAGCCTTCCTGACTGTACTGATTGTGTCCCCTCCTTTTCCCTAACGTGCTGTGTAGAGAACTGGTAGGTCATTATATAAGGCACTCCTACTATCACACTTGCTGCACTGTAGTCTCCTGTTGCAGCTATAGTTGTAGTGGTGGGTCTTGTGGTTGTAATATCAACACCCTTACGGCTTGCCCAACTGCCTGACTTAACGACAGTCATAGCTCCGTCATACACGTAAGGAACTGTCCATGTAGTTGTATTGGTAGTTGAGTTGTATGTCCCTGTAAGAGAAGTCTTCCTGTCGGCTCTGACGTTGAATGTAAGCCCTGTATCGTCAGGGTACTGTAGCTTCATCTTTTCAATAAACACCCCATCAGACCTGCTTATAACGAGATACAGGTCATTCTCTAGGATGTGTGTATCCAAGATAGATGTGCCTGTTGCAAACTCCCATGTTGACCAACTGGACTGTAGCTTTCGTTGTCCATCAGTAAACCATTTGTAGACATATAGTTTGCTCCTATCCTCAGAAGACAAGCAGACCAGAATATCTTCGTTACTTGATGTTGATAATTTTGTGATATTTTTTGGAACATACTTAGGAACGTGAGCCGTCACCTCTAGGGCATCGGTAATCACTGTATCCGATTGTATGTAGTATTCTCTGACAGATGAGTAGTCACCCTTAGTAGACACAAAGTATAAGTAGTTTCCTGCCCCTACTGGAGCTACTGCAGCATCATTTTCAAATTCTGTACTTGGAATAATTGATATTGTCTTAGGTGTAAGTGACCCTAAGTTCTCAATAGTAAACTGTGTATTATCTGCAAAAAGTGTTAATGATTCATTAAATGATACTGCGTGTTTTAGTAAAGATACTTTAGTGTGGGATACAGATACATCTATAGGGTCATCATCTAATAAAGTTGTTACTGTTTTTTTGAAAAATCTAAAGAAATCCCCTGCAGCAGACATAACAACATTTTCATCTGCTAAGAAACCTAATCTGTTCTTAAAGAAAAACATATTAGATAACTTCTTGCCCACAAAAGATGGGAAAGGCGAACTAGTAGAATCACCTACAGTTCTGTTACCATAACTTACAAAATCTAACTGAAAATAATTACCATTTGGATTTTCAGAAGTAATATATGAAGCGTCTGTTAGTGGTACTAATTTCATAGGCATTGTAAGATTATCTAATGCAAATGTTTCTCCAGGCTTTGCTGTCTCTTCATATGTATTTGCACTTAATGCTTTTACATAAAACTGGTCAAAACTATTTGTTTCTGAACCAATAACTTTATAAAGATTTCCTACAGATGCATTAGTAGGTAAATCAGCAAACTCTTGTACCTCTGTAGACTGTAATGAACCTGAAATTGTTGCTGTAGATGCTGCTACTGTTTTGGTTCTATTAAGAATAAATGTGAAGTCAGCAACAGTAAGAAACTGTAAGTCTTGTGCAGGGTTAGCACACTTTAGGTAATTAAGTTGTGTAGCACTTGCGTTAGTTACTGTTACTGCATTACCTTGTAAGTCATATACGTTTATAGATGCAGTGCTTGCAGTAGCCTGAATGACTAAGATGTGTTGTAATCCCTCACCCCTGTCAATAACGTGAATAGCAGCATTACTTACTGCACTGTTGATAATCTTTGCTATGTGCTCTGTAGGGGGTCTTTTAATAAGCCCATCAATAACACTGGACAGAGCATTAACTTGAGATTCCCCCTGTGTGACTTGCCTAATGCTAGAGGGTTGTTGACTTACCCCATTTAGCAAGTTTGGAATACTTGTGCTTACGAGTGCCATAATTAAAACCTTACTGCTCTGCGAGGTGCTCCCCTACTAATTATCTTAAATGCATCATAGTTATCTGTTAGTACATTATTATCTTCATTAAGCTTCTCAGCCCTTTCAAAGGCAACTAGAGCTTCTCTTTCATCTATTTCAGTAAATGCAGCTAAACCCTCAGAACCCATAAATCTACCTTGAAATCTTCTTGCAGCTTTAACTGTAATGTAACGTCTAGCGTGTTGGGGCAATTCATTAAAATCTAATAGTAGAACCATGTCTACATAATATGTTCCTGAAAAGGTTGTATAGCTTCGTTTTATTTTGTCGTATAATCGGTTACCTCTTTGTGCTACATCAACATCTTTACTTTCCCCTACTGTGTCTATTCTTGCACAATTGGTAGGTACTAATATTTCCCCATTTACATTAGGTGTCATTGGGAAGTTAATTTCTGTATTAGAGTGTAACCCTTGGGATTGTATATCTATGGATGTTTCATTTAATATTGATTCGGCTAACGATACATCAACTAAGCTAGGGTCATTTAAACTAGATACAGGAGATTCACCAATAGCACTCAACATTATATTGACGGCTTCTATCTTCGTAGTAGGTGTTAATGCCATGATTACTCCTTATGAATTTCTTGACCTGTTTGCACTCTTAGAGGCAATTTTCAGGTTATTAATACTGTTGTTTCTAGGGTTTCTGTCCTTATGGTCTACATCCTTACCCTGAACAGCCTTCTTTCCTCTTTTTTTGATTAGCAAAGCCCTAGCAGCATTCCTCTTAGCTCTATTCTTCTTTTGCTTTGGTTTGCTGTGATACTTGTCATACTCTGATTTGTAATTCCTAGACATTGCTAATTCCTAAAAAACTAAAAAAAAGCGTCAGCCCAGTTAAGGACTAACGCTCTAGAATTAAATTAAGCAGTCTGGATTTGAACTGCAGCTTCAGGTCTTAGTACTCCATGACCCATAGCGTATTTGGCAACCATTAGTGTGCCTTGTCTACGGATGTCGTACTCAGACTCAACAGCTAAGTCCATAAGTTTGACTGTTCCCACAGCAGAAGTGTGGGTAATGATTGCGACAGTGTTTGAAGCATCAACGACTTGTGCTCCACCTGCACCACCTGCATCAACACCAGTACCAGTGACGTTGGCAGTTGGGAGATGTGATGTTTTGATGAGGTTGATACCTGCCAACTGAGGGATTGTACCATCAGCAATAGAACCTCTACCTGAGAAGTCTACGTTTACTGCGTTAGTAGCATTAGCAAGTAGGTAATACTGAGCAGGTTTTAGGAAGCAGAATCTTCCTTCAGATGGAACGTATGCATCATCAAGATTTTCTGCAGCCGTAAAGATTGAAGAAATTAGTGATGTAGCACTTGTGTCAGCATCAGCGTCAGTAATGATTGTACCTGCAGCGTATCCTGAGTCACCTACGTTAGCAGATGCAGCAGCAGCCTGAACCATTGTTTGTAGTACGTGCTTGTCCATTTGGAAAGCTAGTGCTCTACCCATTTCTGAGGAATATACAGAACGTACATCGTAGTGATTTTTTGCCTCTTGTATATTTGCAATGAAGTGGTTTGAGATTAGAAGGTCATTGATTGTAATGATTTTCTCTGCATGATTTAGTGCAGTACCTGTAATCTCATTTCCTGGGGTATGGTATGAAGCAGAACTTCTACCCATAACTGGAAACTGAGCAGATTTTCCATTAGCAATGGTACGAACCATATGCTTATCTGCAGTTACAGTGGCTTGCTCGAAACTGGAAAGGACTTCTCCACTGAATACTTTGAGAAACAAAGCATCAGCAGTACCTGTGTTGTTGACCTGACCAATATCGGAGATAGTTGCGTTAGACATAATTGTCTCCTTAGTTAAAGTTAAAAATATTGGTGTTTCCTGTAAAAATTTCGTGCAAGGGTATTCACCTCAGTGAGCCTAACTTTCAATATAAGTTGGGAAACGAAAGCATCCTGAATAGGATGACTACAATTTACTTCGAGATAGTTTCTTCTGAACTGATTCTCGAAAGGCAGGGTCTTTTTGATATTCTGGATTTGCCATGTCTTTGGTTACTTGCCTCCATGATTGGTAGGATTCAACAGAAGCTGAAGCTTTACCTGATACTAAATTAGGTTCTACTCCACCATTTGTTCTGTACCTTGACATCATTCCATCAATAGCTAGACGAGCCTCAGATTGATTTTTAGATGTGACGGATTTATTAAAAGCGTCTATTTCGCTTTCGGATAAATTTTCAGATGCCCACTGGGACATTTCTTGATAAGTATTTTCTCCTCCTGCAAATTCATATATTTCCTTGAGGTATTGTTCACCTAGTGATTTTTGTCCCTCAATGTAAGAGTCAACCATAGCTTTAGGTATTCCCTTACTTTCCATCTCCTTATATGTCTCTTCAGACAATGTATTATTTTGATTAAACTCTGATTGTATTTTATCAAAGTCTAATCCTGCGTTTTCGACTGTCTGCCTAGCATCTTCAGTAGATACTTCTTCAGTAGGCTCATTAGCGTCATTATCATTTTGATTAGATTCTTGACGAGATTGAGTAAACTTTTTCTCCAATTCTGAATATGCTTTAGAAAGGTCTTCAGGAGACTTAAACTTTTCTGGAAGCCATTCAGGACGTTCTCCATTATTAGATACACTTGATTCAGTATTTTCCTCAACTGGTTTTTCACTTCCTGTAACATTCCCTTCCATTTGTACTTGTTCAACCATCAGATTTAGTACCCTTTTGGATTAAGTTTCCATTGGCATCTATATACTTCACACCAATTTCAGCTTTATCTCCACCTTGCCACTTTGGGTAGGACGGTTCTTTTACTTTTTTGGTTTCTTTGGTTTCTGATATTTTTTTGTCATTTTCCATTATTTACCTATTGTGCTTGTTGGTTTCCTTTAACAACTTCTTTCATCACAGCAGGTGCAGCACTTTGTATAGTTTGTTGTGCCATTTGAGCCTGTTGAGCTTCTTGCTGTTGTTGAAGTTCAGCTTGAAGTTGTTCTTCAGTCTTAATTAAACCTACAGTATCAATTCCATGACCAGTGGCTAATCGTGCTACTAAGTCACCAAAATCAATTCTTTGTATGGTTTCTGGGCTGACGTTTGCTAGTTGAACTAAATCTAAAATATATGTTCTTAGCTTTTGTAAGTCATTACCTCTACCCAAGGCTTCTACTCCAGTAACAATAACTGGTGTAACTGTGCCTTTTGGTAATTTAGGTATTTTTTGTGCAGACTGCATTCTATCCATTAGTATGTTTACTAAAGGTAGTTGCAATTCTTGAGATAGAATAGAGTAAACACCACCTAGTGATGACTCTAATTCCTGTGCCATATAACGTATCTCTTCAGCAGTAACACGTTCTGCTTGTCTTTGTATGGCTGTGTTAAGAAGAAAAGCAAACGCTAATCTTTCTTCTATTCGTTGTACTGTCTCTAAGACTACCCTCATATCAGGGTATTTTTCTGTTTGTAATACTCTTACATCTTCTGGTTGTCCTAGTATTACATCCCCATTCTTAGATTGGGCTAAATCTCTACGCTTTACTGAAGCATTAGGACGTACTAAAAATACTAACTTTGCAGAAGCTGCTGCAGATGATACTAAGGCTTCCATAAGCCCCTCTAAACTTTTTAAATCACCTATATATTCTTCTACAAATGAACGTCCATAATCTTCGTTATCAAGATGTACCATCCTTAGTGCAACCCAAGGTAGTAAATTATTTTTATATCTACCCTCTGAGTCAGGAACTATTTGTCCTTCTACTTCTTGATAAGCATAATAGTAATCTTTATTTTCTTTATATACTTTAGTATAAATTTTTACATCTTTTTCAGAACTATAATCAATACCATCCATACCCTCTGGCAATGTTTTAGGAGAAACAACTTCTTCTACAATAATTTCTAATAATTCTCCTGAGGGGTCACGCTTAATTACATAACTAGATAAAGGAAAAACTCTTAGTCCTGCTTTTTTAGGGAGGTGGATGAGTACGTTGCCACCTACAATAAGGTGCTTTAGTGCCTCAAAGACATACACTCGCAGTGCTCTGTTTTCTATTTCACCCATTACTTCACGTTCAATGAGTGCCAAGCCCTGCTCTATCTCTGCTCTTAACTGTCCTTCTCCGTCTAATTCAGACTTTGTTTTGGTGTCCATTGATAATCGAAAAAATGGACTATTGGGAGGAAATAACAATAACATTAGTTTAGAAGCTAAATTGTTTACCCCTCTAGCTCCTATACTTTGGAAAGGCTGATATAAATCTGTAGCTGAACTAAAACCCTCTGGTGTAATTAAAGCAGGTAAAGTTAATTCAGAACATTCTCTAGCTCTGTCTAAGTATATTTCCCTGTCAGTAGCAAGTTTACTATATCGCTTTGCACAGGAAATATTATCATACATATCTTAATCCTAACTGGCTATATTAACCCCTGTTCCACCTGTCATACCTCCAACAGATGATTGGGTAGGTGCAGTACGTTTAACTCTAAGTTTATCTATACCTTTCATCGCACCTCTTTGGTATTGATTAGATACTAACAGTGGGTTATTAGAATCATCTTCCATAGCTGCTATCTTTTCTTCAAAGGAAGTTTTTTGTTTATCAGCCATGTCTTTTTGTTGTTTAACAGTTTTTTTGAAATTATCTTCTGATTTTCTAGCTTGGTCATCAGCATATGTTTTAGCAACTCCTCCAGTAACTAAAGCTGCTATAATTGCTCCTTCTAATCCAGTACACATTATTCTTCCTCATCATTAGGGTTTTCAGTCCTACGTTTGAGTTCTAACAACCAGTTAACTACTGACCTTTGACCTGCTCTAAACCATACCTCTCTATCAGACCATTCTAATTTGGCTGATTCATCTGGGAATATATTGTCTAGTATTTCAATTAGCTGAACTACGTTTGTAGGTAAACTTATTACTTCTATGTTATTGTCTGACATTTTAAGTCCTCTTATATGCACCCAATTATTCGCATTCTTTCTGTCCTGTTTCAGGATTTATGTAACACGCTTCTGCTTTTTCTTTTTCTTCTTTTACTTCGTTTAATATTCCATACCTTTTTCCATCGGCACGGAAGGTAGTAATCCCCTTGCATCCTGATTTCCAAGCATCATAGTATAAGGTTTTAAATTCATCGTAAGTTACATCAGAACCCACATTACAAGTCTTAGAAACTGCACTGTCTATATACTTAGAAGTAAGTGCTAAAACATTTAAGTGGTCTTGTGCAGATATTTCATTTGCAGTCCTACCATGTACACCCATTGTGTAGGCATAATCCTCAACTCTCTGTACCTCATGTCCATCAAACTGTTGGATAGTCCTGTCGTAGTACAAAGAGAATGGTGGTTCTATACCTGAAGAAACATTATCGGCAGTCAATGAGATTGTCCCTGTAGGAGCAATAGAAGTCAGATGTGAGTTTCTGATACCCTGCTTCTCAATCATTTCCTGAACCCAATCACTCAAGGTAGAAACAAACTTCCCCTTCATGTACTGGTATTGGTCATATAAAGGAAAAGCACCTTTCTCTGACGCTAAGTCTGATGAGGCTGCATAGGAATAATCTCTCAGTGTCTGAAGTACTTCTTCTGTGAATGACATAAACTCTGGAGAGGCATAAGGCTTACCACACATTTCTGCAGCATTAGCCAAACCTGTAATACCAAGCCCCATCCTACGCTTGTTCTTAGCTTCCTGCTCCTGCTCTGGTAGAGGGTAAATGGTTCTGTCTATGACATTATCCATCGCTCTGACCACTGTGTAGATGTCCCCAGTAAACAGACCAAAGTTGAATTTTTTGTCTGTTACGTATTTTGTCAGATTGAATGACCCAAGTAGACACGCACCAAAGGGTGGTAGAGGCTGTTCCCCACAGGGATTGGTAGCTTCTATAGTTTCACAGTAATAAAGGTTGTTCTTCTTGTTTATGGTATCAATGAATAAAACCCCAGGTTCTGCCCAGTCCCATGTGCTCCTCATAATCATGTCCCAGAGAGCCACAGGGTCTACTTCCTTGTAAACTTTACCTTCATACTTCAAGGGAAAAGGTGTCTTGTTTTCTAGACATTCCATGAACTCATCAGTAACTCCTACAGAGATGTTGAAGCCTGTTAGAGATGAACCATCGTTCTTTGCAGTAATAAACTGCTCAATGTCAGGATGGTCAACCCTCAATACTCCCATCTGTGCTCCTCTCCTGTGACCAGAAGAAGCTATAGTCTGACAGATAGAGTCATAGATATTCATAAAAGACACTGCCCCTGAAGCTCTACTGTCTAGGGATTTGATTCGGTCACCTCTAGGTCTAAGCCTACTGAAATCATATCCGATACCTCCACCTCTCCTCATGGTTTCTGCAGCCTGTGTAGCTCTGCCCATAATGGAGTCCATAGAGTCATCAATAACCCCTGAGACAAAACAGTTGTAGGCAGTGGTTTGTCTAGCTGCTCCCATAGCATTTTGTACTCTACCTGCAGGGAGAAACCTCATACTTCTGAGGACATCTTTAAAATCCTCAAAATGCATAGGAGTATCTTTTAGTGAACTGGCAATCCTTACAATTTTACTGTAGAAGTCTTCACCTGTTTGTCTGTATTTCTGTGAATCTATTTCCTCAGAAATTGGTAAAGTCATGCCATAGTTCATAGTGAATTCTCCTGTTCATATTTAATTAAAAAATCTATATACTGTCTTGCTTTCTTTAAGTCAGCTATTCCGTTCTTGTCTCTCCATCTCATTACATACTTAACTACATTACCTTCACAAAAATCTAACTGGTTCTGCATAATAAATGTGATGGGTTCTATCTTCCATTTGTTGTAGTGTTGAGGGTCAATTCCATCTACATAATCGTTTACATCTTCATCATTCATTTTGCACTCCATAGTATTGGTTTCTTGTTTACATCATCCCAATCACTAGACCTTAGAATTCTTGCTAGTCTAGCTTGTGTAAGGGCTTCTTCTTCTGTGTACCCTGCTTTTATGTAAGCAGTAATTACACTGTCCCATGTAGGTGTTTTAAGTATCTCAGCAGCTCTCTTAGCCCCTACACCTTTTAGTCCACCATATCCATCAGTAGAGTCACCAACTAATGTCTGGTATAAATGGTTATAGTCAGCTTCCTTTTGGCTTATAGTAAGAAGCTCCCCACTTCTCCAAAGGAAAGAAGGTATAGTCATTAAGTCCTTATCTTCTGAAACGATAATTGCTTCTTTGCCATACTTATCAGAAGTAGCTAGAATACCTAGAACATCATCAGCTTCTAGACCTGACCATTGTTCTGATGGGTACTCTCCCTGTATCCATTCTTTTAATGGCTTGTAACAGATAGGTTTTCTCTTACCTTTCCTGCTTGCCTTGTATTCTGGATAGATACTTTTTCTAAAGTTATCCTTGTCACTGAAACAAAAAACTAAATCTTCTGTACCAGTCATTTCCTGAAGGTTTTCAAGATATTGTAGGATTAACTGCTTTGCTTCTTTTGCATCTGACCATAGTGACCAAACGTCATCTCCCCAATCGACTTCATGTTCTACAGTAGAGGAGTATTGATATAGAACAATGTCACCATCTATAAGTAACGTGTTAGGCATTAGTTCCTCCAGTGGATAGTTGTTTATATAATTTTAGAGTGTCAGTGGAGAACAACTTAGATAGGTTTACTAAATACATCTTTGATGCATAGTTATCACCTCCATTTACCACTCTGTGCTTGTCTAGTTTTTCTACAATTTTTTTAAGATTTTTAGTAGAAAATACTAAAGTACAGTAAACATCATCATCGACAGCTAAGTTATGAAACCAATAGTCTGACTCTGTAGCATTAATGCCAGATGGTTTACCATAGCTTTCAAATTCTATTGCAATGTTTCCTGTAGAAGTCCACATCCCACGCTCAGTTTTTACTTCAATCTTTTTACCTTGAAGCATTTCTGCAATCTTATCTTCATGCATCTGTCCGTAGGCTAAATCTAAATCAAATTTCTTTCTATTATTTTTAGTGGGTTTCAGCCCAGTTGTTTCCGACTTTATATTCTCCAGTGAGTTCACATCGAACTCTGAAGAAATGTCCTGCCCTACCGATACTTTGTACTGCGAGTTTTCCGACATTGGCTTCCATACCTCCCTTTACTTCAAGTTGAATTTCATCATGTACCCAAGAGACAAGTTTACAGTGTTCGTGTAGATTAGTTTCATGTAGTGACTTGTTAAATTCTCTTATCCATTGTTTACAAATTAACGCACCTGCAGATTGCAGGAGTGTATTTAGGGCTGCATACTCTGCCCTCACTCGTACTCGTCTTCCATCCAGACCAATCAAATAACCTTTCTTTGATGCAGTCTGTACACCTTCAATTAAAGTATTTAAGGCAGGTAAGGATTTAAGGAAACGCTTCTTTAGTACTGCACCTTCCTTTGCTCCTTTACCAATTATACTTCCTATCTTTTCTGCTCCTGCTCCGTAGAGGAAGCCATAGATGAAGGTCTTAGCCTGAGAACGGCTTGGTAGGTTTGCAGCTTCTTGATTGGCAGTATGAACATCTCCATTAACCACAGTCTCTGCATATGCCCCTCCATCATATCTAGCCATGTAGTGAGCCAGACATCTAAGCTCTAAGCCTGAGACATCAACTCCTACAAGCTTGTTCCCTTGTGAGACTGTGAAGAGTTGTCTACAGGCTTTCCCATAAGGAACTCCCACAGCAGGGACTTGTGCCACATTAGGAAAGGCATGAGTGGCTCTACCAGTAACAGCCCCATTAGTGTTAACACTTCCATGTATCCGTCCATTCTTTTCCACCTTTAGCCATGCTTGGTTGCCATCACCTAGCTGCCCCAAGCGTTTGATTAATGTGTAGTACTCCACCAACAGTTTGGCTTCTGGGTACTGCAGTTTTGACAAGACTTCTTCATCCACCTTGGGCTTGCCATCGTTAGTAAAGTCTTTAGGCTTCCATCCTCTAATAGTTTTTAGCCTGTTAGCAACATGGTCACGACTGGCAGGATTGAACTCCATAAGTTTGACCTTATGAGTAGGAACACCCTTCTCGTAACCAAACTTCTTGGAATTAACTTTTGGAGTGAACGGAGTTTTTACTTCCCAGTCTGGAAACACAGACCTAAGTTCCTTTTCTATCTCAAGCTTCCTAGCTGACAGTTTAGCGTAGAGAAGCCCTGCAGATTTCTTGTCGAAAGCAAAACCATTTACCTCTTGTTGATAAATAATCTCAGCTATGTCGTGCTCCAACTCTATGGATTTCTCAGAATAATTTCTTTCTAAAATTTTTTGCCATAAAGTATTTGTTACCTCACAGTCCTGAAAGCAATACGTCATCATTTCATCAGAGTACTCCTCCCAACCTGCATCATAGTCATCCTTGTAGTTTCCTATTCGGTGACCCCATGCTCTGAGGCTGTGAGAACCTACAAGTTTTGTAGGAAAGTAGTTGAAATTTTTCCTATTGAAATCACTTTGCTTTATGTCTGCCCAAATAAGTCGAGTGCAAACAAGTGTATCTCTTACTAGTCCTTTAGGTTCAAACTTCCCTAACTTCTGTAACACTGGAATGTCATACTTGATGATGTTGTGTCCAACAATCAGTTCAGCTTCTTCAAGTTTAGGCACAGCTTCAGACCAGACACCATTTCCTGTGTATCCAGTAATCTCTCCTGTATCTATGTTCTTCAGTGCCAAACAGTGAACTTTAGTAACATCATCAAGCAGTCCATCAGTCTCTATATCAAAGACATATTTATTCATGTGCAGCTTTCCCTTAATATTTGCCCATATCACATATCAAATCAGTTAAACTAGGTGCTTCGTAGTTCTTACCCTTCAAGACTTTTCCCTGCTCATTCTTCACAGGTTTGCCATCTTCAAGTTTGCTCATGTTGGAGCTGTGAATCCTGTTGAATGCAGGAGTGATTGGTAAACCAAATGTTACAGTAAAACCTGAAACAACATACTGAAGGTCACAAAGCTCTTTGAGTATTTGAGTCTTGGTAACAAAAGATACTGAGCCTTTGTTAGTACACTCCTCTATAGCAATCTTTACTTCATCTTTTAGCTCATTCATCTCTTCTTCGATAAGAGCCATTCGCAACCTTAAAAGGTCTGCTGTGTATTCAACATTAATGGGTTGCCCCATAGCTTTTTGAAACTCATGCACTTTGTCTTCACTTGTTACATATCTCATTTGCATTAAAACTCCTCTAATGGTTGCTCGTTGAAATCTGGATTACACTCATGCAATCGACTTGTCAGTGGATTGTATTGGACATGACAACATATGCCTGTCTCCCCACTAAATCGGTTCTTTAGTATTCTGACCTGAGTTCTGTTAGCTGCGTCACCTTGTTGGTTTCTCTCTAAGCCAATCACCATGTCAGACAGTTGGGCAATAGCGTGACTGCCTCTGAGTTGTGACAGTGACGTTACTGCTCCTTCCTCATGTCCTTTGTTTCCCTCAGGTCTTTTCAGGTGTGATACCAGTATCAATCCGACACCAGTTTCCTGAACTAGAGTTCTGAGTGAAGTCATAGCGTTATCTATAAGTCTTCTTTCATCCCCATCCCCAAGACCAGAAACCACAATGGAAATATGGTCAAGAATAATCCAAGAACACTCTTCGCCTTGAGAAAGGTAACGTATTCTGGAGAGGAGATTGTCGAGAGAAGTGCTGCCAAAGCTATCGTAGAAAAATACCCTGCCGTTACCGATACAATTGTTATACGCATCCAGAAGCTCAGACTCTTCAACAGATACAGACCCAAGATGTAAAGGTTTATTGAGGTGAAGTCCCATAAGACCCAGTGCAGTTCTCTTAACTGTCTCTTCCAACATAATAAAACCAACTTTCTCTCCCTTCTGGATTAGGTTGTACCCAATCTCTCTGACGAAAGCTGACTTACCAATACCAGAACCTGCAGTGATAGTAGTGAGTTCTGACTTCCTCAAGCCATGAGTTTTTTCATTCATGCCATCAAAAGGGTAATCGACACTGTGAACCAACTCTTGTTTAGAGATTAGACTCCAGATGTCATCACCATTGACGATACCATCAGGTCTATAAGTCTTGGCTTCCCATATCGAACTAATGAGTTCTGATATTTTACCTTGCTGTACCATCTCGTTTGCATCTTTGAGAGGTAGCCTTGCAATCTTTGCTTTACCTGTGCTGAGTACTGCTGCACAAGCTTGGGCTGCTCTTTGACCTGCTTCATCCATGTCGAACATAAAGACTACAGTTTCAAACTTCTCTAACCACTCCAGAGATTTCTGTATGTCTCGCTTTGCTCCTTGTGCTCCATTCTTGACAGACACACAAGCCCACTTGTTTTGTTGAGCCATAGATACTGAGAGGCAATCAATCTCACCTTCAGTTACCACAATCATCTTACCTCCATCTCTCCATAGCCACTGACCATAGAGTCCTGAAGGCTCACCTATCCAATGGAAAGTCTTGCTAGGTGTTCTAATTTTTTGGGCAAAAACCTTTCCGTCTTGGTAGTAGTTAGCAATTTGACATTTCTTTCCGTTGTGTTCGCCAATCTGGTAGTCAAACTTCTGGCAGGTTTCCAAGTTAATACCTCTTTTCGCCAAAGGTTTGACTTCCCCTTCCTTGAATATAGTTTCTTGCTCCTCACTATCCTCTGACGATACTGAGGTGAAACCAAATTTTTCGCTACTGGGTTGCGTTGATTCCATTCCTTCTTCTTTCTCATAATAACCACATCCAAAACAATAGCCGTGACCATCAGAGTATCTTCCAAGGTTATCCCTAGAACCACACTTAGGACACGGCTCATGTCGAACACAAACAGAGTTACTTTCTGTTAGCATTCCATTCTCCTACGTTAAAAGAAGGACACGCTTTTGATGAAACATCATTATGTCCAATCACATCAACACCAGAATATTTTTCTTCAAGCATATCGACAGTAGTTTCTAATGTAATCCACTGCTCATCTGTGAAGTTGTCTTCAGGTTTCATGTTCTCGTCAACTCCTCCCACCATGCAGATTCCTACTGAACTTGCATTGTGACCTTTGGCATGAGCACCAACATCTTCAATGCCTCTGCCTTCTTCAAGTTGACCATTACGTTTAATGACATAGTGATAACCAATTTTTAGCCATCCTCTTTCTCTATGCCACCTGTCAATATCTGATGCACCTATATCCATCGTTGGCTTAGTTGCCGAACAATGAATAATAACTTTTTCTGTTCTATTTCTTTTTGCCATTATATAACTTTTTGACTGCCTCCATCTGTTTGGGTTTGGGTTTTTCATGAAGCCAACTGGCAGGGATGCTTTTATCTGCATAGTTATATCCAAATCTTTCACACCACATCCCATAAGTTGTCTTCGATTTCTTACCAATCTTTGTTCTCGAATTACTGAAAACAAATCTGATATCTAAATAAGGATTTTGGTTTTTAATAAGTTTATGTTTAGACCTGTCAGAACTGAGAAACTGTCCTTTAGTCTCTACAATTATTCCGTTAGGTAATACAAAGTCTGGTTTGTACTTACTGGTAGGCTTCCTATACTCCACCCAACCTGGAGGTTCATACATAAACTTGACTCCAAGTTGGGTTAATTCATCAGCAATTTTTTCCTCTAAACCACTTCTATACCTGTTATGTTTAAAAGTCTTCTTCATCTGCAAATACTAACTCAGAAGACTCCTGTTCCTCTGCTACATATCCATCAGTTTTATCAAAACCAAAGGACGAACCATCAGAACCTCCTCCCTTGACCAGTTCAATTACTTGGACTGCCTTGAGTCTAAGTGTTACTCCTGCACCTACTGCAGCTACATAAAATGGTACTAAGTCTGCTGACACACGCAGAGTTGAACCACCCCAAATACTGTCAAGTCCTTTAATAATTTTTCCTTGAGAATCAAATATCTTTGGACTCATTTCGATGGTTCTTCCATCTTTAGTAGTTATCTTTGCCTTCATCTTAAACTTGAAAACATAACGATTAGTTTTGTTACCATCTTCGTCAGTTTCGATGAAGTAAGGTAGTTCTGCTTCCTTGGCTTTTTTACCTTCAGGAATCATTTCCTTGGCTTGTTCCAAAGATGAATTTATTTTTTCGATAATAGGTGTAGCTTCATCTTCAGATAAAGAAAGACTCACCTTATACTCACCAACAGGATTAAACTTTGTGTCAGGGTTAATCAAGTGAGGGTAAATCGCTACTCCAGAGGGAGTAACTATATTTTGAAAATTTTGTTTTGCCATTAATCTAAATCCTCCTGTTCAAAACTATTTTCCAGTATATACCCATAGGACTCTACGGCTTTAACCATGATATCTATAGGTATCGGAATGTTTAATTCCTCAAGTAAATCTAAAGTATCTTCCATAGTATTTTCTCCATAGGGCTAGACCAACAGGGCATCTGTCAGTCTAGTATGCACCCTATTAATTTGTTAGTGTATTCAATGCCTTAGTGGATTGTTAAGCAAAAAAGAAACTACTGCCTTCCACTACATCAATGTCTAGGTCACCCTTCTCAGGAGTGGCAGTAATCGCATGATGTTTATCTTCAGGAAGGATGTCCAACAGGTCATTCTTAAAGTCTTCTAAAACATCACATTGTTTATACATTTCTACAAAAGCTTTCCGTAAACACCACCATAATTCACCTGCATCTGCAGCATGAGTTCCATAACTATCGTGAACCATAGCAAAGTTATGAATACCACACTGTTGTGCTACATTAATTGTAATCATCATATGTGATGCATCAATGCTATGAACAAAGTTAGGGCTTATTCCGTTTGCCTGTCTGTTTTTATCAATTTTTCCAGTTTCTTTATAAATCATTGGTTGAAAAACTGAGCCTAACAGTTTGGTTTTAATTCGGTAGGGCTTTGTTGCTTTGTATGCCTGTAGTACTGGAAAGTTTACTGGTGTATCCCACCGAATAGGTAAACCTTCAGAACTAGCTACTCTTGATGCCTTTTGTAACCATGCCATTGCATCAGTTGCAGCATGAACTACTTCAGCTATGGAGTCCCATATAATCTTTGCAAGAAAGATAGAAGCCCTGAATGCATTGTCACCAAAAGGATGCTTATTACCTTTCTCTTTTTGTTCAACCAAGTGCTCCATTACAAAGTCAGAAAAAGAGTATTGTTTTCCACCATAAGGTAACACCATGCATGGACGTTTAGTACACCCTCTCTTCACACCAAATTCTAACCATTGTTTAGCGAAAGGTGAGTCCATAGTTTTTAATTTTTCTGTCACCTTATCGGCTACCTTCTGGTAGATGTCTTGAGGTTCATCCATAGGAATAAGATTTACCTCTTTTCCTGTAGTTGTACTTCTCAACATAGCTGCAAAATGCTGAAGACCATTACAAGAACCGTCGGCAGCAATTGGTAGATGAGAAATAAACCCTTCACCCTGTTCCATCCACCCTTGCCACTCTTTACAGAAAGCTAGGAACTGAAACGGAGAGTCAGCTTCTTTTGCCCACCACAGGTCACCTAGAGGGTCTTTGGCACATGATAGTATTCTGTCCGTATTATCTACCACCCAGTTAACTCTTTCCTCCAGAGATACCTTGTCAAACCCAAAAGTGTTTGCTCCCTGTATGGCGAGATAAGAAGCACTGTCAGAGTCAATAGGCTTACCCTCAGAGAACATGAGCAAAGCTTTACTGAAGTCAGTCCCTTGAGGATTTAGGAAGTTAGGGACTGCATAAATACGTCCTCTAAAATCCAACTGGTAGACCATATAGATTGCTTCCTCATCCTTAAACTTGTCAGCCACCTGAATTGTCTTTCTCAGGAGTAGTCGCTTGGAGTCCAGACGATTGTTCTCTGTATGGATAATCACAGCTTCCCTCTTCCAATGGGTTCTGGCTTCCTTGTTGGTAGCTATATCCAATGGCTTGACAGGGATTTCATAGTTCTCTGACGGAGGTAGACTTGGAATCTGAATGCCTGTATCCCAGATTTGCTTGAGCACATCCAAGATAAACTTGTTGACCATAAAGCCTGTCCTCTGCATCGCATTCACAGCCCCATAGACTTGAGGCATATCAAAATGTTTTAGTTCAGAGAGATACCTGTGGTTATCTGTCTTCACCAAAGTTATCTGACGAATATGATGCGTGTGGTATCCACCATCGTAAGGAGAAGTCCAGTCCTTCGGAGGAGAAACACAAGGGTAGAACTCTGGCTTCATCACTTCCTTGAACGCATCCAAGTCCTTAATGGCTTTCATGGTTTCATCTGAAGGCAACAGGAGTCTCTTCTTCTTTCCTTCCTTCATCATTATCTTATGACTCAGCAGTCCTGTGTGTTGGATTGTTAAGTCAATCAATGCATTACCTACCAAAAGTCTCTCCCTCTGTGTCCATGAAGTCCACTCATTGCCATCTCTTCTGGATGCTTCAATAAGTTTTCTTCTTTTGTAACTGTAGGAGGAACTTCTTGATTCCAAATCCTTCATGACAACATTCAGAAGGTGAGGATTGTTTTCCTCAAAAGTACGTATCCGTATTTCATCTTCCAATGCCATGCCCAGAGCTATTGAACTGGACGTATAAGCCCTCTGTCTGGTGATTTGGTTGAGTGCTACCCTCAGAGTAATAACGGCTATTACAGAGGGTTCTAGTGTTTCAATCATGACTGCACCAGTGGCTGCTTTTCCTGCTCTGCCTTCCATACAATCCTTAACGTAATCGGCAATGGCTTTCTCCAAAGCTTCCAGAGTAACACTCATTAAATACTGTCCGTATGAAGTGGTGCTCTCCTGTCCTCTGTCTGCTTTCTTGAGATTGTTCTTGTGGTATCTTGTGACACCACTCTCACGCATCTCTTTTTCCAACAATACCTGTCTGTTACTTACGTTGTATTCCATTTATAGTGTTCTCCTGTTGTGACATCCACCTTTGTATTAGTTTCCATTGGTGGATAGTGGCTTTGACATCAGCCAGATTGGTTTGTAGTATGAACTTATTCAGTAGTGGATTAAGGGACTAAGGAGATAAATTATATACCCCTAAGTCCCTCAACCTAGTAATCACCTCATAGTGAGTGTCACAATGTCACGCATTCGTCACACTCCTTGTTCCTTGATTGCTAGGCTCAAGAACCTTAACGGCTTGCTCCAAGTTTGTTGGGCAGAGATGAGCATATCGTAACGTCATCTTGAGGTCTTCATGTCCCAACCATTCCTTCACAACCTGTAAAGAAACACCTCTTTGTACTAAACGGCTTGCACAAGTATGTCGTAAACAATGAATCACAAACTGATTATCATCGTCTAGTCCCATAATTGTTTTCATCCGTTGCCATGCCCATCGCAACTTATGGTAGGGCAGTTTCATATTGCCGAATCTCCTTCTAAAAATTTCTTTTGCTCTGGAAGTAAGAACTACAGTCCTTGCTTTTCCACCTTTCGTTTCCCACAGGGTCAGTCTGTTGCCATTCAGGTCACGTAGCGAAACATGATTGTTTTCACCTACACGCATCCCTGTGTCTATGAGGAACATGAATATGTCTCTTTCATCTTCCATCCCAAGTTGAGTTAAGACTTTCCACATCACAGGCTCTTCCTCTTCAGTGACATATCTCACTCTCCCCTTGGTTTCCTGTTCCCAATCAATCATCAGCTTCTTGTCTATCCATCCCCTTGTTAGGGCAAACTTTGCAGCTTTGGATATGACACAAAGTTTCCTATTGATTGTACCATTCTGGTTACCCTTGTATTTATAGTGGGCAACAAGATTATCTACCATCTCCTCATTAAGATGAGTAAGAGGTGTGTTGACTCCGACAAAATCAATAATCTCTTTTGAAATTGCCTGAGCTTTCATTCCCCAATCTGAGTTTGTCCAGTACTTGTCTCCTGTTCGTTTCAGAAGAGAAGCAATGGTCATCTCATCAGTAGAAGTGAAGTCAGATGGTATCGGTTTGCCAAGCCTATAGCATTCCTCAACCATCTTCAGCACTTCATTGGCTTGCTTTTCGGTGGTAAAGTTCTGTCGAAACGTGATGCCCTTTTTACGAACATCAACTTGCCAACTACCACCACGCTGTCTTACTGGCATAGTTACCCCTATTTATTAATGGTTTCATATAATGAAGTGGCAAAGCGTTCTCCTTTCTTTGTCAGCTTAACCAGTTTACGTCTTCGTTCCATAGGGTCTTCATAGGCTTCTATAAGTCCATGTCCCTTTTCTTTATGTCTAGACCAATCACCAAGATAAGCCACATTACGACTTACTGAGGATTGTGCTAGACCTAGTTCCTTACCAATGTCTTGCATCTTGATTGGTAAAGGACTCTTAGCCACAACAAGAAAGACTGCTATGGTCTGTGCTTGTATTTCAGGGTCAATCCCTCTCATTTGCTCTATCGCCTTCAATAGCATGGAAATTTCTAGTTGTTGCTCCGTAGCTTTTAATCGTGTCTGCATGATGTCCTCTAGGAGTATAGATTAAACGGAATTTCCACCAATACCCATAAAACTCTCCACCAAACCACTCTGAGTGCCAATCATTCTTATTACCTCTCCAATATTCAAGATAAATCGCACCTTTGAGTGGAACAGTATAGTATCTGTATAGCATTAACACCTCCATAATATGTGCTAGTGGATGATATAATATAACACTACGCAGACAAAAATATTTGGATTACACAATTTAATAATAAAGTTCCAAGCACAATAATTACAATGGTTAGCAGTAGTGAGCACCCTTCACTCATCCTTTGCCCTCACCAGTATTTCTATAGATTTATCGTTTGTAAATTGTAGCTCTAAAGTTTCTCCAACATTAACGTGCTTCTTCCAGTCCTTGAAGGAAACACGAGGGTCACCTCTGCCTTTGGTCTTAAACAATTTGATAACTGTATCGGAAACATGAGTGAACATAGGTTTGAGGTATTGCATATCACTGTCTTCCATATGCCACTCAGCAATAAACTCTCCTTCATCCTTTCCAAAGTGCTCCATGAAGAATTGTCGTACAACCTTGTTAGCATCAATACAGGACTTGTCGTACATGGTTTGTGTAATAGTAATCATAGTCTAGTCTCCCTTTGTCTAAGTAAGGCATCAAAGCCTTCTGGTTTTGCCAACGGAACATGATAGTAAGTGTCCCACGCAATGGTCTTCCTACAGTTCTTCTTCTGGTCAAAGATAGGTGTCTTGGTCTGCCCAAGTAGTTCAGCTAACTCTAGACAGTTCTTCTGACTCTCAAAGGTAATCATGTGGTGAATCATTTGGTCACTCATTATGTCAGGCTGAGTGATGAGCCAGAGAGTGTAGAAGACAGATTTAACAGTCATTCTTGTAACCTAATGGCTTGGTTCATAAAGTTCTCCTTCATCAATTTTCTTTTTGTAGTCTTCTGCTAGTTTCTTAAATAGTTCTGCCTCTTTAGTATTGCCTTCCCATTCAGCGTCATATTGTTTTTGTCTGGTTTCTTTATAGGCAACTGTGAGGTCTGTTAGTATTCTGCTTATGTCACGTTCATGAATCATATAAACTGCTCCGATAAAATAGTTAAGCAATATATTATTAAAATATACAAAATTAATTCTCTGTCAACTGGACTATTCATTTTATTTATTTGACACCCCTATCTTAGTTTTGTGGTAAATTGTAGAAATAAAAGAAAGAAGAAAAAGTGGGGACGGAACATGATAGTAGCTGACACCCTTCTGCACGATTTGAAGTCCAGTTGATAATGATTCTCATTTGCAAGTAGATTTTAGACACAAAAAAACCTTACTAAAATTAATCAGTAAGGCTCTTTTAAATTAGATGTATTAGTGGATAGTTGAAGCTAATTTAAATCAGTGAGTATTATTTCACCTGAACTAATTTTCTTTTCTATTTCTTTAGTTGTCATATTTAAATATTTATTTCGATATCTTGAGGTAGTCACTGAATAATCATACCTGTTTTTATCTAGATAAATATTTCCTTCGTTATCTCTTTTAGCAATAATTGTTTGATAACTCTGAAAATATTGTGCTTCCTCAGTCCAGATTAAAAATTGATTGGCAACTTTGTTTCCGTTACTGCTTGTCATGTTTGTCACTGTTGGAGCTTTCATTCTAATTCCTTTCATTAAGATTATAAAAAAATAACTACCCACTGTTTAAGTATGCCACAGTGGATAGTTAA